GCGTATATGTGGGGAGTAACAACCCCCGCTGCGTTGGGATCCGTGATGTCCAATTATAGAGTGGTGGCAATGGGTATCAAGATTCGTTTGATGATTCCGCAACAGCGGACCACCGGACGTATGATTGTTGCTCGAGCTCCACGATCCGCGCCGGACCCGGCGTGGGGTGCGCTTAATTCGCACGTCTATAGTTGGGCTAATCAGACATCGGCGTACTCGCCGATAAGCCCCGTCCCCCCAAACCCTGTTTTGAATTCCCCTTTTATCCTGGAATTACCTGAGAGCCAAGAGTTCTCCGATATTGAGATGATTGGTCGTAATGTTACCGTTGTGAATTCTCCGAATTCATATGAGGCTTTTAAGTTTAATCGCCTTTCTGGTAACGCTACCGACCCTACCATAATCAGTGGCACCTCCCACGAGGGAGAGGACATTGTTGTTGGTACACTATTAACATATTCGTACCATCCAGACAATAGTGCCGGTTGGGATGACATTTACCTCTATTTTGATGGGTTACCCATCGATGCTGCACCTGTGTGCAATATAGAGTATGTCATACACTTGGAAGGAGTACCTGCGATTTCGTCCGCTACGACGATTGTAGCTATCCCTTCTCATCCTCCAGCCAACGCTTCCGGTAGCGTTGGTATGGACTCTATTCTGCGATCCACATCTCGCATGCGTAAGATCCTCTTTGAAGATGCTCCGACAGCCTATGCTAGGGCAACCGGTCGGGACGCTTTTAAGGATCTGAGGCATGCGAGTGCGATGGCGTACAGAGCGATGTACTAGTGCACATCCAACACGGTACGGGAATTTCTCGTTGTTCCTGCCCGCTGCAGATCTTATCGCTTTTTCTGACTAAAAGCGCGTATGGGGATTCTGATCCCGTTCCATAGACAGCCGTGGTGACCTGGCGGATGTCTATGGAACTTTTTGGCCATTTTCAGTAAAATGGCGTGGGGCTGTCATGATATGACCCCCACCATTGCTGGTTCTCAACCAGCTCAGTGGTTATGATCTGAACGTGTTACTTTATGTGGCGTAGAGTGCAAACTAGGTGATTAACATTTTTCTTTATGGGTTGTTTTCTTTTAGGAACCAAAACCACCCCACCGATTAAGGAGTAGTGTACGGTGCGATATATGCAATTCAAAATTTTTGGGTAAACCCAAAGTATGAGCGGAAAAACAAATGTGGTAGGCCACACCGCCCATAGACCGGCAAGTCTATCCTCGATAAATTATAGTGACCAGGCCACACTGGGCACCGCCCTTACTAATTCCCGTTTAGATAGGAGACAAGTGGAGTCTGAGAACCGCGCCATTGGCGAGGGCCCCTCAGAGGTAGAGTGCACCAAACGCAACATTCTGGTATATGATGATAAATTAATATACTGTTCATTTCCCCGTAATTTCATTAAATGCAAGATTGATTTTGTGAAACGCGGGTTTCCAGAGCGCTACAGCG